GACGCTGGATGACCTGCTACCCCTGCGCGATGCAGTCCGTGACGCGATCATCGACTACCAACCCGAAAGCAATGGTGACCCGATCACCTACCGGGCAGGCCGCATGGAATTTCTGGATGCGGGCTATACGGTATGGCGCGATGAGTATGCCTACACCTTTTATTTTGACAAATTAGGAGCCTGACATGGCCAAAACTGAAACCCCCATCGTTGAAGGCGCAGGCGGCAGTTATCTGCTGGACCCGGCAACGGGCAAGAAAACGCTGATTGACCCGCCGACCTATGACAAGACCTATGACCGTGGCACACCGGCAGTAGAACCGGCACCGGCTGCACCGATCATTGAAAACTTCATCGATAAATGAAACCACACACTCGCAAGCTCCACGAAACCCTGATCCGTTGTGTAAAGGGTGTGGTGGCCGCATGGGAGACTTGGCTGAAGGAATCAGCACCGAACTGACTTAGTTAGAAACCCCTCGGGCACCCGTCCAGACCACCCTTCGCTGAAGGCACTCAGGACATAGCGACCCCGGATTCACACCCCGGAGTCCGCTATGCCCCTGTTTATGAGAAAGGCTCTCCTAGCCGTTAAAAAGGAAACCACCTACGGCACCGATTCCGTGCCGACCGGCACCCAAGCCTATTTGGTTCGCAATCTTTCCATCACGCCACTGGCCAACACCAGCGCCAGCCGCGATCTGGTGCGGCCTTACTACGGCAATTTTGAAAACATCGCGCTTGACACGCATGTTGAGTGCCAGTTTGAGGTGGAACTGCAATCGTCCGGGACGAAAGGCACGGTGCCTGCGTTCGGTGATGCGCTGCTGGCCTGCGGCATGGCCGCGACCACCGTTGCCGCGACCAGCGTCACCTACACCCCCGTCAGCACCAGCTTCGATGCCGTCACTATTTACTTCAACATGGATGGCGTCTTGCACAAGATGACCGGCGCCCGTGGGTCTGTGTCGGTGTCTGTCGCCCGAGGCGCGATCCCCACCTTGTCGTTCAGCTTCCAGGGTCTCTACTCGACGCCCACCGACACCGCTGCGCTGACACCGACCTTCACGGCGTTCAAGGCTCCGTTGGGGCCGAATGTCCAGAACACGCCGACCTTCTCCCTGCACGGGGCTTCCAGCCCGATGGAGTCGTTCAGCATGGACATCGCCAACAGCCTGGTCTTCCGGTCACTTCCTGGGGGTGCCGAGCAGGTGCTGATCACGGATCGCAAACCGACTGGCTCTGTCAGTTTTGAAGCCACCACCATTGCCACCAAGGACTGGTTCACGATCAGCAAGGCCAACACCCTTGGTGCGCTTTCACTGATTCACGGGACGGCAGATGGCTTCAAGGTCGAAATCGCCGCGCCGAAAGTGCAGCTAGACGGCCTGTCGTACAGCGACAGCGATGGCATCGCGATGCTCAACTCGAACCTCATCTTTACCCCGAACACCGGAAACGACGAGTTCACCATCGCCTTCAAGTAAACGCCCGGACAGGCAGTCGCATCACGACCCTGAGTCCAGGGCTGTCTACAGCGCCCCCCGCCGCTGGTGATGAAGCGGGGGACTCATTCCCTAAACAGACAGATAGGTAAACCCAATGGCATTTGTCCTCAAACCCAAAAGCGAAGGCTTTTATTACGGGGTGATTCTCCCCGTCGTGAACGAGTCCGGTGCATCCCAGGCCATCAAGTTTGAAATGAAGTTCAAGCGGGTCAGCCGCTCCAAGCTCAACGACTTGCAAAAGGCCCAGGAGCAGATGACGGAATCGGAAGTGGTGGTCGATAGCCTGGAACGGGACACCGACTATGTGATGGATATTGCTGAAGGCTGGCGGTACGTCACTGAAACGGACGGTGCTGAGGATTTGCCGTTCAACCGCGCTAACGTCTGGCTCATGCTGAACAACTACCCCAACGCGGCCAGCGTGATTGTCGCCGCTTTCTTTGAAGCGACTTTGGGCGGTGGCAAGAGAAAAAACTGATCCAGTGCGCTGAGTATTGGTGCCAGCCACCGCGCATCGATGCCAGCGCACTCGAAAACGACATCGCCGCCTTTGGCCTCCCGCCCGACGCTTTCGATGACGTTGAAGACATCAAGGAGGCCGACTGTAAAGTAGAACCGGAGAACTGGAACACGGTGATGGTGTTCCTCGCCCTGCAAACACAGTGGCGGCGGGAAATTCCCGCGATGTCCGGGCAGATGATCTGGCACGGCCTCCGGTACACCGAGGCCGAAGTGGTCATCAGGATGATGGGCCACCAGAAGCAGCAGAAGGATATTTTTGACGGGTTGCGCGTGATGGAATCCACCGCCCTGCCGATTCTCAACAAGCCGAGTAAGTGACACATGGCAGACTCTATCCAGTTAGGCATTCGGATCACGGCGGACGGCAAAGGGGCCGAAGGCACGATCAACAGCCTCAACCGGACCATCGAGAAAGTCGGGGACTCCTCCCGCAAAGCCAGTGCCAGTCTCGGCGGGATTGAGAAAGCCACCCAGGGACTCAGCAGCGCGGCATCTACCGCAGGCCGCGCCTTGGCGGGATTGGGAGTGGCCTTTTCAGCCCGTCAATTGATTCAGACCGCCGATGCCTATTCCGGCATCGTCGCCAAGCTCAAGCTCGTCTCGGGATCCACCCAAGAGTTTGCCGCTGCCCAGTCACAACTGTTTGAAATCAGCCAGCGCAATATGACGCCGCTGGCGGAAACCGTGCAGCTTTATTCGCGGCTGGCCTACGCCATGCGTGACATGGGCCGATCCCAATCCGAGACGGTCAGAATGGTCGACCTGATCGGCAAATCATTACGCATCTCGGGCGCTTCGGCGGCTGAGATGTCTTCTGTCTTGCAACAACTGAGTCAAGCCTTGGGCGGCGGGGTGTTGCGGGGTGAAGAGTTCAACGCGCTACGTGAAAACGGCCAACGGACATTGCGTGCCATTGCCGATGGCATTGGTGTCACTGTGGGCGAGCTGAAGAACATGGCAGATGCCGGGAAGCTGACCTCTGACGTGGTGACGAAAGCATTGCTCTCTCAAGGCAAGGCGATTGAAAGCGAATACACCACCATGCCGGTGACGGTATCGGGGGCGTTTCAGCAGATCCAGAATGCGCTGACGGCGTATGTGGGGCAAACCGATCAGGCCAATGGGGCATCGAGAGAACTGGCCGAGGCGCTGTCTTTAATTGCCAACAACCTTAATGAGATTCTTGACCCGCTTTCCACCGTCATCAACACCTTGGTCAAGATTGAGGTCGGCGGTTGGTTGACGCTGGTGGATGCTATCAAAGCCGCCAAGGTAGAACTCAAAGAGATGGTGGGGCTAAAGGATGGCGGTGGGGCTATCGACCCCGAAGTGGTCAAACTGATGCGTTATGGTTCAGGCCAAGCATCGATTGGTGAAATCGCCGGTCCACCGCCGCAAGCCGCTGCCGCACAGAAAGAGTTTTTCGACGGCGTAAAACGCGGGGCCAATGATGCTGCGCTGGCCATGACCAAGCTCTCTGAAAAGCAAAAAGCCGTCGCGCAAATCGTCATTGAGACGGCCAAAGCCTACAAGGTCGATCCGGCCTTTGCGCTGGCGATTGCCCAGCAGGAAAGCGGCTTCAACCAGTTGGCGAAATCCGCCGTGGGTGCGCGGGGTGTCATGCAGTTGATGCCGGGAACCGCCGAGCAATTGGGCGTCAATTTCAACGACCTGAACGACAACATCAAGGGCGGGGTCATGTACCTGGCCCAACAGGAAAAGCAGTTCAAATCCCTGCGACTGGCGGCGGCGGCGTACAACGCTGGCCCCGGCAACGTGCAGAAATTCGGTGGCGTGCCGCCCTTCAAAGAGACGCAGAACTATGTCGTTTCGGTCGGGGCGCTGTATGAGAAGTGGCAGAAAGTCCTCGGCGCACAGGGCGAGGCTTTCGTCAGCGCCAAGGATCAGGCTGACGAACTGAGTACCGCATTCAATCGCCTGAAAACCCATCAGGACGATCAGGTGAAAAAGGCCGAGGAATACGCCAAGGTTCAGGTCGAACAGATCAAGACCCGACTGGCGGCGATGGATCAGGAGCGCGAAGCCGCTGCCCGTCTGACCGCTGAACAACTGGCCGGGGCCAAGACCTACGAGGACAGGGCCAGGATTATCGAAGCCGCGCAAGCCAAAGCCGCCGAATACAACGCCCAGGCGCTGGAGATGGTGCGGGCCGAATACGACGCCCAGCAGCAGGCACTGGAAGCCAAGAAGCAAGCCTATCAAGCTGAACTGGCCCAGGCTGACAAGTACAACGTCAGCATAGACGATCAATTCAAGCTGAAGCAGGCCATCCGTGCTGCCGATAACGACTTGCTGTTGCTGGCCGAAAACCGCGCCCAAGCAGAAATCACCGCCGCCGGCAAGGTCAACGAATTTGCCAAGCAATCCGCCGATCTCAAGCGCAACGAAGTCACCGCCATCGACGGCATCATCCAGGCTTATCAGCGCCAAGCCGACATTCTCGACCGCCTGACCGCCGCCAAGCAGGCGGGGGCCAATGCCGACCAGCTGGCCCTGCTGAACGATGTCTATCAGTCCACCGGCAACCTGCCGGAACTGGTATCGCAAGATCAGATTGCGCGGATGCAGCAATACATCCTCTCGACCCAGGCATTGAAAGGGGCAGTGGATGAACTAACGGGATCGCAGAAGAAGAGTCAGGAGCAGTCGGTCGCTGATGAACAACTGCGGCTCAATCAAGCATGGGACGAAGCGGCCCAACGCATGATTGAGTACGCCAAAAGCTATGAGGAAGCCTTTGGCAGGATGGGCAAGTCGCTGGCTGGCGTATCCGAAGCCATGGCGCTGTATGACAAGAGACTCAAGCAAATTGACCGAGACAGAAAGGCTACGATTGCCAAGTCGGGTGACGATGAAGCCAAAAAGCTCGGCGCAGAGCAGAAAGGCCAGCTAGAAACCCTCGGCGCGACGTTTGACATGCTCGGCAATGTAGCCGGTGCCATGAGGAACATGTACGAGGAGGGCACCTCTGGATACAAAGCCATGGCTGTGGCTCAACAAGCCCTGCAAATGGCAACCCAAGTCACGAACATTGCGCTGGGTATTCAGGCCATTCTGAATCAGGCCAGCGGCGAACCCTATTCAGCTATACCGAGAATGATCGCCATGGCCGGTATGGTGGCAAACCTGATCGGATCAGCCATTGGCGCTTTTGGAGGAGGCGGCGGAGGTACCCGCAATGACCCAAACTCTTCTGAAAACAGGCAAAAGCTGGCCGGGACCGGAACGGTGCTGGGCGATGCCAACGCAAAGTCGGAGTCCATTGCCAAATCCCTTGAGATTATTCGAGACAACAGCAGCAACGATCTGACATATTCCGCCGCCATGCTCAGGGCGCTGGAGAATATTGAGCTTTCCATTAAAGGCACTACCAATGCCGCATTGCTGAACTTCCGAAGCATTGCTGCGGGCATGGCTGATGGCGGCAAAGGCTATGCCGGTATTAACGAAAACAAATCAATTTCTGACTGGGGTATCGCGTTTCCAAAAGCACTATTGTCGGACATCTTCAAGATGGGCATGGATTCTGGTGTGGCCTATGTCAGCAACAACCGCAACGGGGTTGATTCGAAGATGCTGCTGGATGGCATTACCGGCCCCGGCAAGCAGATTGAACGAACCATCATTGGTATTTCAGCTGCGTTGGTTGAAGGCGGCAAGACGTTCGGCCTGACGGCGGATGATTTTAAGAAGCGTTTAAGCACCTTCGTTGTCGATCTAGGCATTATCTCGCTGAAAGGACTGAGCGGCGATGATATGGAGAAACAACTCGCCGCCATCATGAGCAATTTGTCCGACAAGATGGCAGCGGCATTCATGCCTGGGCTTGAGTCATTCCAGCAAGTAGGCGAAGGATACGCACAGACATTTTGGCGATTAGCCGAGGGTGTTAATCGCGCTCAGGGGGAGTTGGAGCGCCTCGGGTTGTCTGCTATCAAGTACACCCAGATCATCAATAAGCAGGGCGATGTTGCGGCAGAAATCGTGCGGCAGACGCTGGCCGGACAAAAAACGCTTGCGGTAGGGGTTCGTCAGTACGTCAACGAACTGACTGGCAAGGCGGACGACATTATTGCGGCTTACAAAAAGCTGATCCAGGCCAGTGACAAAATGAAGACCGCTGGCATCGGTGACAGCAACCTCGACCGCACCATGATTAACGCGGCGGGTGGGCTAGATGCCTTCAATGCCGCGATGGAAGCCTTCAACGAGAACTTTGTCTCCGAGGCTGACCGTTACGCGGGCGATGTGCGCGTCCTGGCCGAGCAGTTCGGCAAGTTCGGGCAAGTCATGCCATCCAGTAAGGAAGGTTTCGCCGCCATGATTCGTGGCATTGACCAAAGCACCGACGCCGGCAAGAAACTCTTCGGCGCACTCATCGCTCTGGCCCCGGCCTTTGCCGAGATGGCCAATCAGGCCGAAGACATTCGCGCCAAGTATGCCGCCATTCTTGACCCGTTCAAGGCAATGGGCGATCAGATCAAGGAAGTCAGCAACGATTTCAAAACCTTGCTGACCGGCGTGACGGCTGGCTCCACCAGCCGACTGGATGCGATCACCACCGGGGCCAATAACGCCCGCGATCCTTTGTTTGCCGAACGCAATGCGCTAATGAAGCGCATCAAGGCCCGCTTCGGTGGTGTGGCCCAGATGAACGAACAGATTGCGTACTGGGAGCGCAAGCTGGCCGACGAACTGGGCAAGGCACCCAAGAAGCAGAACAAGGAAGTCATCAAGACGCTCAAGACCAAGATTGCCCGCTGGTCCAACCTCAACAGCGAACTCAACGCGCTGAATGAGGAACTGGCGCAGATCATGGCCAAAGAGGGCATGGACAAAGCCGCCGAGATCGCCCGCGTCTCCCTGGAGAAGCAGGCCATCATCGATGATGCCGTGACCTCGATGGGCGCGACGCTCGAAGACGTGTTCAGTCAGATCGTCCAGACCGTCCAAGCCAGCCAGCAACGGCTGCAATCGGTGGTTGCCGTGCAGAAGTCACTGGCCTCGCAACTGGCCCAACTGCAAGGGCCGGGGGCTGTCTTCGACCTGGCCAATGCCGACCGCAACAGCGCGTTCGGCGCTATCGACAACTATATCCTCGGTGTGCAGGGCGGGGCAGGGCGCAATGTCGAGACGGAAGTCGGGCTACTCAATGATGCCCAGGCGGCGGTCATGGCCCGCTATAACGCCGAGATCGCCGCGATTCAGGAGGCCGAGCGCGAATACATCGCCGCTGAAACCGACCGGCTGAATGCCAGCCTGCAACTGCAAATCGACGCCATTAACGCCGCGACCGAAGCGGCCATCAATGCCGAGTCGGATCGATTGGAAGCCGCCATCAAGGCCCAAGGCAAGTTGGATCAGGCTGAACAGAAGGCGCTCAACCAGCGGTTTGATGCCGAGCAGAAAAGGCTGAACAAGCAGTTCGACGCCGAACAAAAGGCGTTGAACAAGCAGTTCGACCAAGAGCAGAAGGCCTTGCAGAAGGCGCATGACGTGCAGATGAAGGCCCTGACTGACGAGCTGGATGCGGCCAACAAACTGCGCGATGCCATACGCAACATCCAGGACTACGTGCGCGGGATGGCGCTAGGTGGGAGCAGTCCGCTGTCACCTGAACAGCGGCTGGCCGAAGCCCAGCGGCAATATCAAGACCTGCTGCTGAAAGCCCAAGGCGGCGATGCCGAGGCGATGGGCAAGCTGACGGGTGCATCGGATGCGTATCTTGAAGCCGCCAAGCAATACTACGGCAGCGGCACTCAATACAGCAGCATCTTTGACGGCATCAAGAACGCGATGACCGCCATCGGCGGCATGTCCGCCCCCGATCCCGACTCCATCCAATCGCGCATTGACGAACTGCGGGAATCGCAGGCATCCCAGCTTGAAGCCTTGCGCGACCTTCAATCCGATCAGATGGACCTGCTGCGAGAGCAGCAATCCGAGCAGATGGATGTCCTGCGAGACATCCAGGCTGAGCAAATGGATCTGCTGCGCGAACAGCAGCAAGATCGGCTGGATGCCCTGCGGACCGCCTCTCAGGCGGTGCAGGACGAAATTCGCAAAACGGCGCAAGCCCAGATTGAGGCCGCGCAGAAAGCGACTCAGCAAAGCATCGCTGACCTGAGTGACCCGAACAAGAACCTCGCCATGCGGGCCGCACGGGAAGCCGCTGAACGCGATTTGAAAGAACTGCAACGGCTGGCCGAACTCACCCGCATTGAGGCGCAAAAGCAAGCGGACGAGGCCAAGGCCCAAGCCGAACAGATGGCCCGCGACGCACTGGATCTGGCCAACAGGCAACTGGAAGAACTCCAAGCCGGTACCCGCGTCAGCCGCGACACCGTCGCCGCGCTCAACGCCATCCTCATCAACGCCAAGCTCAACCCGATACCCGGCTATGCCAACGGTGGCCTGGCAGGACCGGGGCTGGCGATGGTGGGTGAACGGGGGCCGGAACTGGTCCGCTTCAATCGCCCCGGCCAGGTGTACAACGCCAACGACACCCGATCCATGCTGGCCGACGACCAGAAGATTGTCGCCGCGATTGCCGAACTCAAGGCCGAAATGCGGGCGGTCGTCATCACGCAATCCAACGCCAACCCGCAGATTATTGCCGAGCTATCCGAGATGAAGACCAAGCTGGCAAAACTCGAACGCAACCAGAGGATACAAGCCTGATGGCCGCACTCAGTAATTATCTTGAAAACAAGCTGATCGATCAGCTCTTCCGAGGCCAAACCTACAGTTTCCCCAGCACCCTCTATGTCGGCCTGCACACTGGGTCATCGGGGGATGCGGGGGCGACTGAAGTGACCGGAGGCAGTTATGTCCGCTCCGAGGTGACGTGCAGCCTGCTGAACTGGGCAGGGACGCAGGGCGCCAATACCACCGTGGCGTCTAGTGGCACGACCGGCACCACCAGCAACAATAACGCCATCAATTTTGTAGACCCCACGGGCGACTGGGGAACCATCACGCACTTCGGCCTCTACGACGCTGTGATCGGCGGCAATCTGCTGGTCTGGGGGGCGATGACCACGCCGAGACTGGTAGCCAATGGCGATTCCGCCCCGACGTTTCCGGTCGGGCAGTTGCAGATTCAACTGGATAACTGATTATGCCTGACAGAAAAATTTCCGAGCTTCCCATTGCCTCCACGCTGGACGGCACCGAAGTCATCCCGGTCGTGCAGGCGGGCGAAACCCGAAGAGGCTTCGCGGCCACCCTGGCCACCTCCACGGCGCTGGTCAGCAATACCGACATCGGCACCGCCCCCAACGAAGTGCCGCTGAATCAGTATCTGGGTGATCTGGCGTATCAGAATGAAGACCAGTTTGTCATCCGCCCGCAAACCTCGGCGCATCCGCTGGGGATCGGCGAAATGACCTTTCAGTTGACGAACAACACCACCCTCGTCGTCAAGGTGAAAGGCACTGACGGCACCGTGCGTTCTAACACTCTGACACTGGCGTAACACCGATGGCTATTCAATCCAATTACCCCGATATTCGCCCGTCGCTGAATCTTGATTTTGCGAACACCAAGACGCTTGACCCTCGGGTGACGTTTACCAGAGCGAGTACGGCCACGTACTACGACGGCAAGACAGTGGCGAAGGCGGAAGAGAATTTGCTGCTGAACAGCGCAACGCTGGCCACGCAAAACGTCACGGTCCTCGCTCAGGCGTATACGCTGTCGTTTCAGAATACCGGGTCCGTCACGCTATCGGGGGCGTCCACGGCGGGACCGCTACTCGGCACAGGGGTGTCTAACCGTGTGACGCTGACGTTTACCCCGACGGCGGGTACGTTAACGCTAACGGTGTCCGGTACGGTTACCAATGCTCAGTTGGAAGCCCGAGCCAGCGCCACGGCCTACACGCCCACCACCACTCAGCCGATCACCAACTATATCCCCGCGCTGCAAACCGCACTCGCTGGGGTGCCGCGATTCGAGCATAACCCGCTGACGGGTGAAAGTCTGGGGCTGGAGATTGAAGAACAGCGGGCGAATTTACTGACGTATTCGGAGCAGTTTGATAATGCGGTTTGGCTGAAAACGAACGCCAGTGTCACGGCGAATACGGTTGTCGCGCCCGACGGGACGCTGACGGCGGATGTCCTGACTGAAGACACAGCGACTTTCGAGCATCGGCTGCGGGTCGCGTCTATTTCAAAATCGGCCAACCAGGTATTGACCTATTCTATCTATGCAAAAGCCAATGGACGCCATCTTAATTTAGCGATGGAATTTGGTGGCGCAGGACTTTATACCGCGTTTAACCTAACGACCGGGCAGTTCACCGATTATGCGGCGGCGACTGGCTGGACCAGAGGCACCACCACGCTCACGCCGGTCGGCAATGGCTGGTATCGCTGCTCAATTTCAGGCACGACCGATGCCGGTACTTCGCTAAACGTTCGGGTGCATCTGAGTGATGCCTACCCATCGCCAGCTCTCAATCCTGTTTACACAGGCAACGGCACCTCGGGTATCTACCTCTGGGGCGCACAGCTCGAAGCCGGTGCCTTTGCCACGTCCCACGTCCCCACGGTCGCCAGTCAAGTGACCCGCTCCGCCGATGCGGCGAGTATGACGGGGACAAATTTTAGCAGTTGGTATCGGCAGGATGAGGGGACGTTGTATGGCGAAGGCACGACCATATCACCCAGTTGGCAAAATGCGTTATTTATTGACTGCACTGCGGGGGGTATGGACTTTAACGGTAATAGCGTGAATGTGGGGTACTCCAGGGGGGTAGGCAGTTCTCGCTCTGCCGTCAGTGTCAACGGAGTGGCTCAATGCGATATACCGATTGCCAATACCAATGCTATTCGTAAAGTGGCGCTCGGGGCTGCGGTCAATAATTTCAACGCTGCCTCAAATGGGGTGCTAGGTGCTCAAGATAGCAGCGGGCTTATGCCCACCGTTAACCAGGCTTTGATCGGCGCTGCCAATTACGGACTCTACTTAAACGGCACTATCCGCCGCCTCGCCTATTACCCCAAACGCCTCACTAACGCGCAACTACAAGCGATAACGAGTTAATTATGTACACCGATTATTACCTCCGCTTTGAGTCTGAAGCGGACGCACAAGCCGTCCTCTACACCGAGGAACCGAGCGCATGGGACGAGGCAGGCCACGTCACCGAGACGAGACTGAGGCCCAACTACCGCAACATCGACGTGCTGGGCACCCTCTACGCGCAACAGGCCACCCCAGACCCGGAGAATCCGCCAGAACCCGTCGCTATCGACGGCTGGCATGTAAACGTCAGGGTACTGGATGACGAAGATGGCGCACCCTTGGAAGCCTATCGCGTAGACCCCGAGCCACAGGTCTGGCGTCGGGTGTGGGGCTAGTCCTTGACTAACTACCTCCTTCAAGAAACTGGCGAACGCCTGCTGACGGAAGCCAATGATCCGCTAATCCAGGATCGTGAGGCACAGTTTTCGGCGTTGGTTGCGGCAGAAGCCAGCGCACAGGCACTGCAATTCAAACGCCGTGTCGGCTTCTTGGCCGTGGTCATGGGCGAGGCGCAGGCGGCTGTTCTGCAATTTAACCTGACGCGCTTTGAGCCGCGATATGACCGGCGCGTCACACGCATATTCCTGGCGGAAATCGAAGCCTATGACCCGGCCTCCTCCAGTGTCATCACCTACCGCTTTGCTTCAGGGCAGGGCTATGACACCGCCGGGACGTTCTACAAGCCGCGCATCGAGAATCCTGCCGTCTTCACTCGAAGCATGGCCAGCGGCCAGATCGGTGGCAAAACCTCAATGAGCTTCGGGGAACTGACGCTGGTCAACATCGACCGCGAACTGGCGGCGATGGCCGATGACTTTTATGACGGACGGACCCTCACGCTGAAGATCGGTGATCCCGCCGCCGCCTA